GAGAAAGATATAAATGACATGGTTCTTAAGAATGGTATTGATTATGTTAACAATATTCTTGAGAACAATGTATTTGATGGATTGAAAGCACAATTGGTATTTACATCATGGAAACGAGTATAAAAAATCAAAACAAAAGAATAACTGTGTTGGATCGTGGTTTTGTTCAATATGTTTCTCACATGGGCGATGATCTTACTGTGGTAAACGCCGCAAGAGTATCATTTAACAAGCAAAGTGAATGGGAACTAGATCAAGAAGCAAAGCAGAGACTTGATGAGACTAACTCTTTTTATTGGGAAGAGGACCTATATCGAATTAGCGAAAGAGATAAGAAACTCATCAAGTATCTCGCGGAACATAATCACTGGACTCCGTTCGCACATCCGCAAATCACTCTGAGAATTCGTGCTCCGATTTCAATCCGAACACAATTTTTTAAGCACAAGCAAGGATTTGTAGAAAATGAGATTTCTCGACGCTATGTTATCGATGAACCAGAAATCTATAATCCACAGTGGAGATCTAAACCATCAAATGGAGCAAAACAAGGTTCTGAAGATTTTATCACAGATGAAGATACCCTCGCAATATGTGATTCTTTCTACAAGACTGTTGCCTCAGAATCGTTAAAGGTCTATAATCGACTCATAGAAAGTGGAGTTGCGCCAGAACAGGCTCGTTTTGTTTTGCCACAAGGAACCTATACTGAATGGTGGTGGACTGGATCTTTAGCGGCATATGCCAGAGTTTGCAAGCAGAGATCAGATCCTCATGCCCAGTGGGAAATCCGCGAATATGCTTCGGCAATCAAGGAAATGATTGCTCCACTCTTCCCAGTTTCATGGGATTATCTAACCTAAATATCTTACCAACCCAAAGAGGAATCCAAAAAGGAGAAAATTATGAATGAAATTAAGTTACCCACTCCCTACCAGGAGTTTATACACCTTTCCCGTTATTCGCGCTGGCTAGAAGAAGAAAAGCGTCGAGAGACATGGGCAGAAACTGTTGCCCGTTATTTCAATTTCTTCCAGAATCATCTTAAGGAAAAGCATGGATATAAACTTCCATCTGAACTACGGAAGGAACTTGAAACTGCCGTACTTAATCTTGAGATAATGCCAAGCATGCGGGCACTGATGACCGCAGGAGAAGCACTTGCAAGAGATAATACCGCAGGGTATAATTGCTCGTATGTTGCAGTCAACAAGGTTCGCGCATTCGATGAAATACTATATATTCTCATGTGCGGTACAGGCGTCGGGTTCTCAGTGGAGAGGCAGTATGTTGAAAAACTTCCTACAATCTCTGAACACTTTACTCAAAGCGATACCGTCATCGTTGTTAAAGATTCTAAAGAGGGGTGGGCCAAAGCCTACCGAGAACTGGTGTCCCTTCTTATTGGTGGACAAGTCCCGAAGTGGGACCTATCAAAGATTCGTCCTGCTGGTGCGAGACTCAAGACTTTCGGAGGACGCGCAAGTGGCCCAAGACCTCTGGATGAACTGTTCCACTTCACAGTCAACACTTTTAAGAAAGCTTCGGGACGAAAACTTACTTCCATCGAATGTCATGATATCGTCTGCAAAATTGCAGAAATTGTCGTTGTCGGCGGGGTGCGTCGATCAGCACTTATCTCGCTGTCGAACCTCACGGACGAACGGATGCGTGACGCTAAAACTGGTCAATGGTGGATTGATAATCCACAGAGAGCTCTCGCAAACAACTCGGTAGCATATAAGGAGAAACCAGAAATTGGCACCTTCATGGAGGAGTGGGTTTCTCTCTACAAGTCCAAGAGCGGTGAACGAGGGATCTTTAACCGTGATGCTGCACAGAAGACAGTTGCAAAACTAGGAGATCGCCGGGATCATACTCGTGAGTTTGGTACAAATCCATGCTCAGAGATTATCCTGCGAGACAAGGAGTTCTGTAATCTAAGTGAAGTTGTCGTCCGGGAAAACGACACTCCAGAGTCCCTGAAGCGCAAGGTACAACTTGCAAGCATTCTAGGAACCTGGCAGGCCTCAATGGTTCACTTCCCATACCTTTCAAGCGAATGGAAGCATAACTGCGAGGAAGAAGCACTTCTTGGTGTATCTTTGACCGGTATTCTTGACAACCCTTTCATGCGTGAAAAGGATAAGACTAAACTTGCCGCTTTACTTGAAACCCTCAAGGAAGAGGCTCGTCTAACCAACGAAGAATGGGCAAAGAAGATTGGCATCAATCCTGCAGCTGCAATAACCTGCGTAAAACCATCAGGAACTGTGTCTCAACTTGTAGATGCCGCTAGTGGCATTCATGCTCGTCATAATGAATACTACATCCGTACTGTTCGTGCAGATGTCAAGGATCCTCTTTGTAAGTTTATGATCGACAAGGGATTTGTTGCAGAACCATGCGTAATGCGTCCAGAGCATACAATGGTATTCTCGTTCCCCATGAAGGCAGAGGGATCGATTACACGAAATGATATGACTGCCATAGAGCATCTTGAACTATGGCTAACATATCAGAATCACTGGTGCGAACACAAACCATCCATTACTATCACCGTTCGTGAGCATGAGTGGATGGAGGTGGGTGCCTGGGTGTATAAGCACTTCGACCAGATTAGTGGTATCTCGTTCCTACCTCACTCAGATCATAGTTATCAACAGGCACCATATCAGGATTGTTCAAAGGATCAATATCTTGAACTTCTGAACAAGATGCCGGTAGTTGACTGGACTGAACTGCAAAAGTATGAGAAAGAAGATAATACCGCCGGCACGCAAACATATGCGTGTAGCGGAGACAAGTGTGAGTTAGTTGATCTAACTCGGTAAAGACAGGGACTCGAAAGAGTCCCTTCTTCTTTTATAAATACTAGTATGGGAATTATCGCTGGTATTGATTATAGTTTAAATGGCCCAGCAATCTGTGTCATTGATACAGAGAAAGAGTTTCTTTTCAAGAACTGCTCATTCTATTTCTTAACAGATATTAAGAAAAATGCTACGGTATTTTTAAACAACATACATGGAGAAAACTTCAGTGAGTATAATCAAGACTGCGAAAGATACGATACAATTTCAGAATGGGTTATGCGTGTTTGTGTCGGTTGTGAGCAAGTTGCACTTGAAGGCTATGCTTATAACGCACAGGGTAGGGTTTTTCACATTGCTGAGAACACTGGTATTCTAAAATATAAATTGTGGCAGAACTCCATCCCAGTGGAAATAGTCCCACCGAGTCATGTCAAGAAGATTGCAACTGGTAAGGGAAATGCCGATAAAGAGGGAATGTATGATGCATTCCTAAAAGAAACATTCATATCACTAAAGGATATAATAACACCAAATAGATCTGGAGTAGTTAATCCAGTATCAGATCTTGTTGATGCTTATTATATTTGTAAGATTCTTTACTATTCTATGAAAGAAGCAGCATGATATTAACTTTGTGGTTTACTTTCCTCATTCAATACTTCTTTAGTTTCTTGCTTCTTCTCGTCCTCTTCGCAATCGTCTGGTTCCTTCTTCAAGAAGAATTCTTTGATTCCCCACGCCACTACAAGGAAGAAGACAGGAGCATACCACCAGAGCCATGAGTTGTCTCTGCCAATCTCTTTGCCTTGTTCGATCTTGGACTTGATGTCCATCATTATAACCGAGTCACCAGTTGTGTCTGCGATAATCTCAGGAGCAATGCCCTCGCATCCTGTTACATAACTCATAATTATTAAAACACAGACAACAATAAAGAGTATATCAAGACCTATTTTCCACATCTTTTTCATGACTTCCTCCCTGCGGCGGCTGTGCCAAAGTAGAATCCAACTATAGAAACCAGGATCTGTCTATTTTCAGATGTATAGAGGAATCCGTTTACTTCCACAAAGAACTTCTTCGATGTTTCAGGAAAGAGTCCAAAGAGTGCTTCTGGGTTTGTAGTATCTACTTCAACAAAGGTCGGCACACCAAAGAATGGTAGAATAAACGGTGCAGCAATAGTTCCAAACAAGACTGTAAGAACGATTAATTGACGAACACCAGCACCGACATCAAGTGGTACTCTAGTAGCTGCCTTATCTTGATTTTCTGTAGTTTGTTTGTTTGCAGCAATGAGGCGTTCGAACATTTCCTTCTGATCTTGACTCTTTTGAGCCATGAACTTGAAGATGAACCCCGTTAAACTGCCACCCACTAGGGAAATTAATTCTGTAGGAATCATAAAAAACCTCCATTATATTTAGCGTTTAGTAACTTTCCAACCCTAGTATTTGTCTTCCTATTTTATAATGCCGTTTTTTCTTTTTCAGTTTATTTCTAGCAGGAACCGCAATATCTCCATTAAATTCACCTTCTGAGTCGTATCCCATTCCTGCTACACCACCACCGCCTATTGAATTTGCTACCATAGCATCTTCAAAGATTAAATGACCGTATTTTTGTACAAATTCATTTATCTTCTTTTTCTTCTTCTTTTTGAATTTATCTTTTTGTGCAACATTTGCCGCTGTGAAGGTAGTTGGGACGAACTTAACCATTCCCATACCAGGAAGTTCAGAAACGAACCCTTCGTGGCCGTGACCCTTTGTTGGTTGCATTGGAAGTTGACCGGTCTTTGTTAGATGTCCAAATATAACATCTCTGGCGGCATCAACCGCGCTATGTGCGTCAAAAAGATGCTGTAGTGTTTTTTCTCTACCTCGGAATGCCTCTAGATGTCCCTGAAGTCTTTTTGCTTCTGAGTTTTTTCTTCCTTCTAATGCCCTTTGCATTCTCCCTTGAGTGAAGTCGAGATATCCTTGAACGGTTCTAGCATGTTCTCCTCTTTGAACTGCGTTCGAGAACATTGTCATGTGTCCTGCTCGTGTTGCTGCTTTGTTAACAGTGCTTGGATCTGTATGTGCTGCAATTTCCGCAACGAGTGCTTGGACATCTTTTCTTTTGAGTCCTTTACTTGATGCTGAGATATGAGATCTCATTGCTCTTCTTTCTTTGAGTCCTAGTTTTGGTGCTCCCTTTAGAGATAGAACTGGAAAGTGTTGTGTTTTTGTATTCAAGAAAGATACATCAGGAACTGCTTCTAGTCTTTTGCCGGTTCTTGAATCAAATCTACCATGAACTGCCAGCATACTTGTAGTTGATTTAGAGGGTCTTTTGTAGTGAATAAGATTACCCTTTAGTGTTCCTTCTCCGGAGTCTAGGATTGCATCTGCCTGATATGAGACATCTGGATCTATTCTTTCATGTGATGCTGCTTGTAGAGCCGCAGTAAACGGAGCAACATAGTGAGGTTTACCTTCTCTTGCGGCATATTCTTTTACTTCATCTGGAGTAAAGAAGGTTTGTGCTCCCTTACCTTTATAGCGAACAAATGGTCTTCCTCCAGACTTTCCGAATATTAGAGACATTGTACCATCTGCCTTATAGGAGAGATTATGACCTTTTCTTGCTTTACCAGTCAGTGCTTCATGTGTTGCCTTTAGATGTTCAACTGCGTGATGACCACCACCAGTGTATAATAGTTCCCCTGCGTGTTGAAGGTGACCGATTGGTTCGAACTCTGCTGTTTCTCTTAGGTACTGTCTGATTTGTTCTGAAAGCATCTCTTTGTCTCCCCCGTATAGTTTTACTGCCTCTTCTGCTAATAGATCTGTTGCTGTTGTAAAGAATTTCATATCTGCTTTAATTTTTGGACTAATTGTGGTGTTAATTAAAACTTTTAGTCTTATTATTAGTTTATCAAATGGATTCAAGAACTTATCTGGATCTTTTAAAAAATTACCTTTATTGTCAATCACACCAGATAGAAATGCTTCCATTCTATCAAATGGTGTAGATATTGCACGAATAAATTTATACATCGTAAAAGCATTCACGACTTTGTTTAGATTTTTCGTTGGAGGGGTATAATCTATTCTTTTCATTTTAAATTTTTAAGTATTTTATCTATTCGGTGATCAGTGTTAATTTCTTTGATATTTGATTCTGGTATTTCGTATGGTAGATAATTTAAAAAATGCAAAAATGATTTAAGCATAGAGTGTAATTCTTTATTTAACTTGTAAAAGAGCATTCTTGTACAAGCTTCTGCCCCAAAAACATTTTGAAGAGTTATTATATGATTCAAAATTAATCTTTCCTTTAACTCTCCTCCTCTTTTGAATCTTATGAGTAATCTTTTGACATATTTTATCTTTTGAAGATCCTCATAAAATTCCTCTATCCCTACACAAGATGGATTAGTATACATCTTTGTTGCATATAATATAAAGTTTTCAGGGGATAGAGGAATTTTCATTTCTAATTATTTCTTCATCTTACTTTTTCCAATTGGTTTAGAATTTGGTTTTACAACTTTCTTTGATTTTTTCTTTGAATATGATCTAAAATTTCTAATTAGATCATTAACAACTCTTGATTTTTCTTTATCGGAAAGAGCTACTTTCATTTTTCTTATTGTAGAGTTTACAACATAGAAAAGTTGTTTTTGGATATCATCCGTATTTAGTTTTCCTCTTAATTTCTTTGCAATTAAATTATTATAAACTGGAAGTAAAACTTTATCACGGATTGCGCCTTTTCTGGTAATCTGATGCATGACAGATCTCGCTTTGTCTCCCTTTTCTGTTGATTCAGAAATGGGGCCTCCCATTTGATCTAGGTATCCTACAACTTGTTCGCTGGGTGCGCCAGGAGAGGAGAGTGGTCCTTCTTCTCCTTCTTCCGAATCACACCCATATTCACACATTTTGTTAGATTTCTTTGTTCCATATTCACCCATCTTTTTCTTCTTCCACGCCTCTCTCATCATTCCCATTCCGATTGTGCTAAATCCACCGACTGTGGTCGCGCTGGCAAGTTGATCGGCCATGTTTGCTGCTGCCCCTGCGGCGTAAGCACTACCACCACCTCCGCCTGCGCCACCTTCGCCTCCACCACCTCCAAATATCTTATCATATGCATACATACCAATCATCGAACCGGAGACAGGATGATTAATTGCTCTTTTTCCGAATCTAGTTACTCTATTTGATGCTAATTTACCTAAACCAGATTTTATACCTAGTCCTTTAATTCCTGCAAGTCTAGATCCTACAAATTTTCCTGCTCTATATGCAGCAGAAGGAGTTCCATATTGACCGCTTTTTACTTTTGGTAATGATATTCTTGTTCTTCCGCTACCTATTCCTGCCGGTAGAAGAGACGGATTACCACCAAAGGCTGATGGTTTGTATGATAAGTTTATTTTGCTGCCAGAAACTTTAGGTAATCCATAAGAAATCGATCTACCAGTAATATTTGGCATCGAGTACATACCCGGAACAGCATTACCGGATACACTATGTAACACTGGATTTGCACTCATCTGCTCTGGTGTGGCCGCAATCATCGATGAGACATTAGAAGCTCTACCAGATGCTCTAACCCCCGCCTGTCCTGCAGCTGCCGCTGGTTTAACTGAAGATCTTGCTACCGCACCGGCAGCCTGCCCGGCCGCTGCGCCGCCACGGGCAGCAGCCTGGCCGGCTGCAGGAGCAGCACCACGGGCAGCAGCCTGACCGGCTGCAGGAGCAGCACCACGGGCAGTAGCCTGACCCACCGATGCGCCGCCACGGATAGCAGGGGCTGCTTTAGCACCAAACCCAAATAGTTTAGCTATACCTTTCCCTATATTAGCATAGTTCTCATCTATATTTTTTTTTAATAATCCTAGTTTTCCTCTAAGACTCCACATGCATGTTTCCTCGTCATATGAACAATTTACCATGAGTTTTAGCATTGGTAAATCGTCCCCTCGATCAAAACCAACAGAAAGATCAGTTGTTGGTGTTTGACCAAAGACATCACCGTAGAGTTTTACTGGAAATACATTTTCGCCGGGATTTAATTTTATCTTTGAACCATCGAAGTCAAAGTCTAAACCAACCATATTGAGTCTGCTTTTTAGTTCTTTGATTGCACCATTTGGATCGATGTAGGTGCCTCCTAGAAACTTATGAATAAATGCATTTAATCTACTGACAGAATCTCCCTCTCCAATTCTATGAACACCAAAATCGCTATGTGCGGTTCTTGGTTGCATATCGGAAAAACCAGTAAATACTGATCCACCTTCAGTTGCGTCTTCCATCAGTTGTTTAAATAGTTGCTTAAATTTCTTCATTATTTTCTCCTAGTCTTATTTATACCCGTTATTTCTTTGCCTTTTTCTTTTTGGCACCGCCTCTGGATCTCAATACTATGTAAGTGGCAATTCTATGCTTTGATTCTTCATCTGTATCCCCCTTTATGGGTTGGGGTTTTGTCTTTTTTGCAACATCGTCTCTTCTTGAGATTTCACCCTTAGTCATGGTTCCTTTATTTTTCTTATTGACCACTTCCTCGTGCATTAAGAGTTGCTTTTCGTAATCACACACATCGCAAGTTGGGTTGTATGATTCACAACGGCATCCCCAAACACGCAATGCGGCATTGATCTTGCTCTTTGGATCTCTTGCCGTCTTTGCACTTGTTCTTCTTCTCTTCATTCCACACATACGAGAGCAGAAGGACTTTCTTCTTTTCTGTGTCTTTCCAGATAGTTTACCAAAACCACCCTTCTTTTGTGCTTCTCGTTTAGTTTCAATGCCGGCATGGATTCCCTGCCGTCTTGCTTCTGCACGGGAAAGACCACCTTCTGGGTGATTTTTTCCTTTCTTGAATCCCTTGAATGGTTTCTTTGTTTCTTCTTCAAGAGTGATTGGTGCATTTTCAAAAATCGAATTAAGAACATGAAGGTGTCCTGGTTCCATAAACGAATAGAACCCCTTATGTACACCAATAATATCTTGTGGTTTATTATAAACATCGTGTCCATGAGATGCTGCACTGCCACCTGCACCCATTGGTCTTCCAAATATTCTAGAACCACTTATTCCGCTAACGGTCATCGCGCGCGCATGCTTTTGTTTTCCTTGAACTCTAAAAACTAAAGGTATACTTCTTTTATATTTTTCTTGTAGTCTTTCAAGAAAGTATCTTGCTCCATGAATTCTATCATGAGTGTCTTTCAATTCTGAAAATCTACCAGCGTCTATATGTCCAAGTACTCTAGCCCTATATTCCGCATCCGATTCCTTTCTTCCTTGTGCCATCTCTATAAGTTTTTTGCTCTGGTTCTTATAGAAGAAGTTTAATGGAGAGGTGGATTCCTGGATCCCATATCTAATAGGAGTTGGGTCTTCTGGGTTTGCTCTTGGAATCGTGGATGGTGGAATTCTAACGGTAGCTCCATGTTTTTCTGGATTTTTGATAACTTCTCTCTCGGTAGCATCTGCGAGATCGTCTCTACCTATTGCCCTAAGGCGTTCTATGGTTCGCTTCGCTCCATGTTTCTTAATTGAGTCCGCAACGACTTGTCCTCTTGTGGGTCCTCTTGGTGCTC